TGCGTGGCATTATTTTCCTTTCTTTTTCATTGCTATTTTATGTGCTTCTGTAAATGTTTTACCATTTAACATCTCTCTTTTCATTACTGCCATGTGCTGTGCAGTATGAGTTCCTTTCTTTTTATGATTAGCTAAAGCAGTTTTTTGCCTAGCTGTAAGTTCTTTTTTTTTCATTTCTTTTTCCTTTTTTTCTTTTTGGCATTAAGTTTTTTAAGATCAGCAGCCGTGATCTTATCTCTAGGTGGAGCAACAGCAGCAAGCTTACGTTGTTTTGGAGAGTATGAGCCTTTAGGCATCAGACAGCACTGGTGATAGAACCATTAGTGATAAAACTTACACTTACAGTTTCAATATCACCTGTAGTAGCAGATAAACTTGTTCCTGTAACAATTCCATTAAAACTTACTTTTTTACTACCAGAGGTATCTAAAAATAATTCAAATTGTGCATCACCAGCATCTTCTACTGTTAAAACATCTGCTAATAAGGATTGAGTGTCACCTGTGGCAGCAGTATATAAAAAATCTACTGAACCAGAACCAGATATAAGACCACCAACTTGTGCTCTTGAAGTTGCTCCTTGTGCTGTGACATCTAAAGTATCTTTTGATATGTCAAGAGTCCAACCTGTTGTAGCTACGATTGTTGATGTAGTTCCAGTTCCGCTTTTAAATTTTACAGAACCTTCTTCTCCACGGAAAACTGCCATGATTTTAAGAAAAAAGAGTATTTAAGATTAGTTTAACTTGTTGTTGACTTTTTTACAGTATCTTTACCGTTATTTCTCATATATTGTTCACATCTGGGATCCCAAAGTGCAGGATTTCGCTTGCCTTTGACTGCTTCAATAGCATCAAGCATTTCTTCTGTAATTTTTGTCATTTTTTCTTTGATTTTGTAGATTTTTTAGTAGATTTTTTCTTTTTGCCCTTACGGACAGTAGAAATGTAACCTTCACATCTACTCATAGCAGCAGATTTTCCCATAATCAACTCCTTTTCTTAGCTTTTTTACGTCTATGTTGATATGTTATCTTCTTACTACCTGTTTTTTCACGTTTAAATCTAGCTTTTTCACTTGTTGACATCTCCCCTACTGTCTTAGGTGTCTTACTTGATACACGTTTTTTAGGACGACAGGCAGGATAAGCTCTGTTTTCACCTTTTGAGCGTCCACAGGGCTTACCAGTTTTAACATCAACCCAGTTTTCCTTAAACCAACGGGTTAAACCACCACTACTTCTTCCCACTTTTTCTCTCCACTCTATAAGTTCCACCACGCTTTTTGTATTCTCGGACTAACCAAGCATTAGCGTAAGCAGAAGGATAAACAGCAAACTTACGTTTGGCTTCAGCTTTTACTCTAGCGTAAAGTGCTTTATTTACAGGTACATTCACTTCTCTTTTTACCTCCCTTCTTCTTCTTTTTCTTCTTTTTTGTTGTTGACATTCCGTAGCCCATAAGCAAAAAGAGTAACTTAGTATATTCTAAACGCAGTCTGCCCTAATGTCTCAGGTTTCGCCAAGTTAAATTGTTGCAGACAAAGATAACCAAAAGCATCAAAAGCATGATCCACTCCAAGATTCTTATTAGGTAAACCAGTATTAGGTGCATAAGTTAATGTCCTAAGTGCCTTTATTAATTCTTTACAACGAGGATGTATTAATGTCCTTCTATCGCCATTAGCGTCATACAAGGCAGTATTGACAGCAGTGATCTTATCTCTGATCTTCCAGGGGCTTCTAGGACTCATAACGGTAAAACCAGACCTTCTAAGTATCGTATGATCCGTTACACCAACCCCACTCGTCTTTCTTGCACTTCCAGTAGGGTCAGGACAAGCAATAATTCTACGATCTACTCCATATCTTCTTGTAACCTCTTCAGCAAAATCCCATGTGGTAGCACCGCCCGTTAACATAATCTCATCAAAAACATACAAAGTATCGTTATGTTTAACAGCACACACTCCTGCCATAGGGTCAACGTTAAAATCTAAACCTATTAACAAGGGAAGCATGTGTAAATCTGCCACTTCCTTATCAATATTCTCATCTCCAAAACTAACAGCTACTAATCCAGTAAGATTTTCAAAACTAGCTTCAAATTCCTGTCTAAATGTCCTCGCATCTAATTGACTTCTAGCTGCTTCAACTTCCTCTTCCGCTACATTACCCCCCTCTATAGTCGTAAAACTCCACCTTTGCCAATCTTTCCACTCCTCCTCTCCGCAATAACACCACATATCATAAAACCAACTAGCTGTTCCATCTGGTGTACTAATAAACAGTGCCCATCCTTGTTTATCTGCTAACGCAGGTCTAATAACTTCAGCCCAAACGTCACGATCCATAAAAGCTGCCTCATCCAATACAACACCAGCCAAACTTCTACCTCTTAATGCCATAGCATTTTCTGTACCCTTCAACTCAATAGTTGATCCATTTATCAATTCCAACCTCAAATCTGTTTCATTCTTACTTTGAATCCATACTTTCGGTGTCAACCTCTTCAATTCCTTCCATGCAATATCCTTTGCCATCCGATAAGTAGGAGCACAATAGAAATAAACCTCCCCAGGACGATTTATAGCTCCTCTTAATAGTTCTATACAAGAAAGATAGCTTTTACCAAATCTTCTTCCAGCTACCAATACCCTAAATCTTTTATTTGAATTAAAAACCTCCCCTTGTGCATACCTCAAACTTATCTCACTCTTCTTTTTTTCACTTACAGCCATAAAATTAACAAAAAATACAACTCATACCCCTCCTTTATAGCCTATTTCACTACTTTTAAGTTATCATTCAACTAAATACTACTAAGATCAAGTCTGTGGCTTCCTCTACTTTTCCTGAAAATATCTTAAATAATCCTCTCGCTAATCCTGCTAAAAAAAGAACTCGCTCCACAGTCTCAGATGTCCTAAAACGCTCCCAAAGA